ACAAACAAACATGGCGAAGAAACCGGCATTGAACTCCCGTACGTCGTTACCATCGAAAAAGGTACCAGTACGATCCTCGCGATCCGCCGCAACTGGCTCGAAGAAGACCCGCTCAAAATCCGTAGACAACACTTTGTCCACTACGGATACATCCCCGGATTTGGCTTCTACTACTTTGGACTTATCCATCTTATTGGTGGACACACCAAAGCCGCAACCTCGATTCTTAGACAACTTATCGATGCGGGTACACTCAGTAATTTACCGGGTGGGCTTAAGTCTAAAGGACTACGGATTAAGGGAGATGATACGCCTATCGCGCCGGGTGAATTTAGAGATGTAGACGTTGGTAGCGGAGCCATTAGGGACAACATCCTGCCACTCCCGTACAAGGAGCCAAGTCAGGTTCTAATGGCTTTGATGAACCAAGTCATCGAAGATGGCCGTCGTTTCGCTGGATCTGGTGATCTTAGCGTTTCAGATATGTCTTCTAATGCTCCAGTAGGAACTACGTTAGCCGTTCTTGAACGGGCATTGAAGGTTATGGGCGCTATTCAAGCGCGTATCCATTACACAATGAAGCAAGAGTTTAAACTTCTTGCTGCGATTATTAGGGACAATACTCCGGAGAGTTATGACTATGAGCCAGAGACTGGAAATCCTTCTGCTAAGCGCGCTGATTACGATAACGTTGACGTTCTACCTGTGTCTGATCCTAACGCCAGCACAATGGCCCAAAGGGTTGTTCAGTATCAGGCGGTTCTACAACTTGCTCAGACAGCGCCTCAAATCTATAACCTCCCTTATCTCCATAGGCAAATGATTGAGACGATTGGGATTAAGAATGCTCAGAAACTTATCCCAATGAATGATGACCTTCAACCGGTTGATCCTGTGTCTGAAAACATGGCGCTCATGGTGGGTAAACCTGTTAGAGCGTTCTTGTATCAAGATCATGCGTCACATATCGCGGTTCACTCTGCACTATTACAAGATCCTAAACTCGCACAGACATTAGGTCAGAATCCACAAGCACAGGCTATTACAGCGGCGCTCAATGCGCACTTAATGGAACATGCTGCGATGGAATACCGTACACAGATTGAACAGAGTCTTGGAGTTACATTACCACCACCTCCCGCATCGGTACTGGCTGGGAATAATGATGATGACGATACGACTGGGTATTTACCGCCGCCCATTGAGGCACAGTTGTCTCCGTTACTTGCTCAAGCAGGGCAACGGGTACTTCAGCAGAATCAACAAGCACATCAGCAACAACAGGCCCAACAACAAGCACAAGATCCGCTTATTCAGATGCAGCAGCAAGAGTTGCAGATTAAACAGCAGCAGCTTCAACTTGCTCAACAGCAAGCCCAAGTCCAAGCGCAACAAGCACAGGTTGAGAGTCAGATTGCACAGGCTGAACAAGCACGTAAGGCTAAGAAAGACCTTATGGACGCAGCGGCTAAGGCTGAAGAACTTAAGTTCAAACAGCAGGAACTTGCGGCTATGACTCAGCTTGAAGGAGCTAAGTTAGGCGCGGACATCCAACACAAACGTGCTGCTCAGTTGGTTGATATGGCCACTAAGTCTGATAAGCAAGACCATGATCACAATGCACAACAGCATAAGCATTTAATGGATAAGGTTAAGCACGTTACGGATATGGCTAAATCTGTTGACCAACAAGATAGTGAACACAACCAGCAAATGGCTGATTCAACACAGGCAGGGGTTCAAGATGCACTTAAGCATAAACAACATCAGCTTGATGTATCTAAACACCACCTTGACGCGGTAAACGTGGGAGTAGATGTAGCCCACAAACGTGCACAACACCAACTGGATAAAGACCAGATGGCGCAACAGGCTGAACAAGCCCAGCAACCTGATGTAGCAGATGAGGGAAGTATTGAATGAAGACAGATACTGCCGCCGAGTATTTAACTCGCAAAATTGACGAAGCGATTGATTCAACTACGAGGGCTATTACTCGTGGGCATGTAACTACTTTCGATGAGTATCGAAGACTGACCGGCGTTATTCAAGGACTCGACGCCGCAAAGCAATTAATAGAAGACCTTGCAAAAAACCTAGAGGACGATAATGAGTGATATCAACGTCGATGAAACATTAAGTGAAGTAGATAGAAAAGCTAAACAACTTCCAGAACCAAGCGGGTTTCGGTTGTTGTGTATGGTACCTAAGATTGAAGACACGTACGGCGACAGTATGATTGTTAAGTCATCTGAATCCATACGAGTTGAAGAGCAAACGACGGTCGTGTTGTTTGTAGCAAAGATAGGGCCAGATGCTTACAAAGATAAGAAACGGTTTGCTAGTGGGCCTTGGTGCAAGGTCGGTGACTTTGTTTTAGTTCGGGCGTACTCCGGAACCCGGCTAAAGATTCATGGCACTGAATGGCGAATCATTAATGATGACACTGTTGAAGGTGTTGTTGAAGACCCACGCGGCGTAGGCCGTGCATAAGGAGCAATTTATGTCTGATGAAGAAGTAAAGGTTGATGTGGTAGATGATACCCCTGTAGAGGATCGTAACCGCGCCCCACTCCCTGAAAAGATTGTTCAGGAGTTAGAGAACGATGATCTTGAAGAGTATTCGGCTAAGGTCAAACAACGTTTAGGCCAGATGAAAAAAGTATGGCATGACGAACGTCGGGCTAAAGAGTCGGCTGCTCGTGAACGTGAGGAAGCATTGCGTTTTGCGCAACAAACGTTTGAGGAAAATAGACAGCTAAAACAAAGACTTGGAGCTAATGAGAAGGTATATATTAGTGAGGCAAATAAGGTTGCCACTAATACCTTAGCTGCGACTAAAGATGCTCTTAGGAGAGCCTACGAGTCTGGTGATGCGGATAAGATTGTTGAGGCGACTCAAAATCTAAACGAAGCCCAGATTAGGCTGAAAGAGGTTTCTAGCTTTAAACCGTCTTTACAAGATGCTGATTCGAGTGTACAAATACAACAACAGGCTCAAGCACAGCCACGTCCTGCTCCATTACCTGACCCTAAAGCAGAAAGATGGAGACAGAATAATACGTGGTTTGGGGTAGACGAGGAAATGACTGCCCTTGCTTTGGGACTGCATGAAAAGTTAATTAAGTCGGGCGTCGATCCACGTAGTGACGAGTACTACCAGAAAGTCGATTCGACAATGAAAAAACGTTTCTCGGACTACTTCGAGGACGCACAACCTACCGAGGAACCGGAAGAAAGACCGGCACCCCGCAAAAATAGCACTGTTGTTGCTCCGGCAACGCGGTCTACTGGTTCTAAGCGAATCCAAATATCTGCTTCTGAAGCAGCAATCGCAAAACGATTGGGATTATCGCCTGAAGCGTATGCCCGTGAAAAAATCAAACTGGAGAACATCTAATGGCTGAAATTCGCACAAACCGTGAATTAGAGAATCGGGATGCCACCAAGCGTAAAGCCGCGTGGACACCGCCACAATTACTACCTGAACCGAATCCCATTCCGGGTTGGAAGTTCAAGTACATTCGGATTGCCACGATGGGTCAAGCTGATCCAACGAACACATCCGCAAAGTTCCGTGAAGGTTGGGAGCCTGTAAGGGCTGTTGATCATCCGGAAATCATGCATCTTGCAGACCAGAATACCGGTAGTCGTTTCAAAGACAATATCGAAATTGGTGGTTTGTTGCTTTGTAAAGCACCTGAAGAGATGGTTCAACAGCGTAGTCAACATTTTGCTGATATGAACAAGGCTCAGATGGACGGTGTAGAAAATAACTTTATGCGACAAAAAGATGATCGGGCGAATATGGCTTTGTTCTCGGACAAGAAATCAACCATCTCTTTTGGTCGTGGTAATAAATCTTAATTTAGGAGACTAAAATGGCTTATCCGACTATTTCAAGCCCATACGGGCTTAAGCCGGTGAACCTACAGGGTGGGCGAGTTTACGCTGGTTCGACCCGTATGTTCCCGATTTCTAACAACTTTTCTACGGCACTTTACAACGGCGACGTTGTAGGTAACGCTGTAGGCGTTCTTGCTGCTACTGGTTATACGGTCGGTGCTCCGTCAGCCGGTGCCGGTAAGGGTATCGGTATTTTCGTGGGTGCTGAGTACAGCACGACCGGTGGCCCAATCTATGGTAAGAATCGCTATCAGTACTATGCTGGCAGCATCGCGTCAAACGACATCGTTGGTTACGTGGTTGATGATCCTCTTGCATATTTCCGCACAGCGGTTATTGCACAGGGTACTACGTTATCAAACTCGGCTACCACCGTTGGCTATTTGAACCCATCTTATGTGGGCAGCAACGTGTATCTCGTCTCGGGCGCTACGGGCCAGTCTACGGCTACGGGTGATTCGTTGATGGGTGTTTCTGGTGCGGTTGTATCAAGTGGTACTTCGGGCGCTGGCGCTCCTCTGACCAGTACGGCTACCCCGTTCCGCGTCATTCAGGTTGTTCCAGACACGGCGTATACTTACCAAACGTCATCTACGGGTTCGGCTTCGTCAAGCACGTCGGTCACGCTTTCAGCGTCAGACTCGAACATCAAGCCGGGTATGCAGTTAATTGCTACGAACGCGAACGGTACTTATGTATCTGGCTGCGCTCCGGGCAACTACCTGACCGTGACTAACGTTAACGGTACGGCTATGACTGTCTCGGCTTCGGTAACTTTGACCTCGGCGGCAACTTTGACGTTCGTTGGTTATCCAGAAGTTATCGTTGGTTGGGGCGCGGGTATGCATGCTTATAACGTCGCCAACGGCGCTTAATACTAGGAGTAATTAAAAATGGCAATTTCAAGAGCACAACTCCTTAAGGAACTACTCCCGGGTCTGAACGCACTGTTCGGCATGGAATATGCTTCTTATGGTGAGGAACATAAGGAACTATTTGAGGTCGAGACCTCTGAGCGTTCTTTTGAAGAAGAGACGAAGCTTTCGGGCTTCAGCGCCGCCCCAGTGAAGAACGAAGGTCAGGCTATTGCGTATGACAACGCGCAAGAAGCGTGGACTGCTCGTTATAACCACGAGACGATTGCTCTCGGGTTTTCGATCACTGAGGAAGCGATTGAAGATAACTTGTACGACTCACTCAGCAAGCGCTATACAAAGGCGTTGGCTCGTGCGATGGCGTACACGAAGCAAGTCAAGGCGGCTGCTATCATTAACAACGGGTTCAATGCCTCGTATGTTGGTGGTGACGGCGTATCCCTGTTTAGCACTGCCCACCCGCTGGTTAGCGGCGGCACGAACAGCAACACGTTCTCAACCAGCCCTGATCTTAACGAGACTTCATTGGAAGCCGCTACGATTCAGATCGCTGCTTGGACTGACGAGCGTGGCCTGTTGATCGCTGCTAAGCCCCGTAAATTGGTTATCCCACCAAACAACATGTTCGTTGCCAAGCGCTTGCTTGACACTGAGCTTCGCGTTGGTACTTCGGATAACGACATCAATGCCTTGAAGTCGATGGGAACCATTGGCGAAGGCTTCAAAGTCAACCACTTCTTAACGGATACCCACGGTTGGTATATCCTGACAGACGTGCCGAATGGCTTGAAGATGTTCGAGCGCACCCCCTTGCAGAACAGCATGGACGGTGATTTCGATACGGGTAACGTGCGTTACAAGAGCCGCGAGCGTTATAGCTTCGGCTGGTCGGATCCACTCGGCGTATTTGGTTGCGCCTAAGTTGATCTGGGAAAGGGGGCTTCGGCCCCCTTTTTCTTGTTGACAGCATTTTAATTAATGCGTATATAGTGTATTAAGGCTAGGATTATTTTAGTCATGTCAGCCCTTCCTAGAGGGACGTAGCACAGATGACATGGCGACTTGTGCTTAAGGAGATTTATCATGGGTATTCAAACCTTTCTCGGCCCGGTTCTTGCTGGTACGCAAAAGAATAACAACACAGCATTTGTTACTTCTAATACGCCCAGTGCAACTTATTTAAGTCCATACGGTACGGGTAATAGCTACCGTAACACGGGTGCTGGCGACTGCTTCCAGTTCGTTTCAGTTCCACAAACTTCTTTTACTAGCATTGCTACTGGTACGTTAACAGGTTCTGGTGCTACGGTTATTCCGACGTATACAGTTACGAACGGTAGCGGAACCACAAACTACCCGCTGGTATTCCCAGCCGGTTCATACATTGACAACATTGATTTTATTGTTAATACAGCGTTTACTTTAACCGGCACATCTCCAGTTATTACTTTAGCGCTTCAGCTTATCGGTGCCCCCGGTTCAACCTACGCATCGGCACAAACGATTGCTTCAGTCACTTTGACTGGCGCTTCATTGCCACCGATTGGTGTTTATGCGACGGGTAACTCAGGGTCGACAGCTAGCCAGTATGCGCCAATCGTATATACAAGCGGCTCTGCTACTCCATTAGCTATGCTCCAAAACACCGGCCCAACGGATGCAATATTCCAAATTCTGGTAACTGGGGCAGGTACTACTCCATTAATTACGGCGGGTGCGTGTTCGTTTGCGTTCAACTACGTTTTACGTAACCCAGACGGTTCATGGTATCCACAGACGCCGCCTAATCCGTTTACTGCTCCAATCCCAGCTACTTATTAATCGGGAGTAGCTAAATGGCTATAACAGCAGCGTTCCAACCCCGCAGTGCTGGCGTAACAGTCAACATTGCGGTCACGGCGTCATCGGCAAACGTAGCGGTGTTCTCTGCACCGCTTACAACCGTACCTAACATGCAAGTCAGGTTCTTCAATAGTGGGACTAACACCACTTTTGTTGAGTTTGGTAAAACATCAGGGCTAGCCGCATCTACAACTACGGGCGTTCCTTTAGCGGGGAATAGTATTGAAGTAATGACGGTGCCTTATGGTACGACCTACATTGCTGCAATTGGAGGTCGTACCATAAGG